CTTGCATCTCCCGTGCAGACTTCCTGTCTTCAACTTCCAGATTTTCAAAGTTCAAACCTAGCTCTTGCGCTTGCTTTTGCAGCTCAATCTCGGCCAGCTTGACCTGGGCAATCTGGTCAGCTGACAGCTTGTTGCTGGAGATCATGTCTTGGACTTTGTTTTCGTCCACGCCAATGGCTTTGGAGATGGCAGAAACAGCCATGCCTGCCAGTGGCCCACCAAGTGCGGTGGCGATAGTAGGTGCGATTTGTTTCAGCCAGTCCATGATTACCCTTTCAGGTCAAAACTTAAATTGGGGTGGCGCGGGTACTGGACAACGCGCTCACCCTCTGGGCACTTGTATTTAATTGTTGCAAGCAGGGTGGCCGCTCCAGGCTCAATCTTTTCTTTCTTTACCATCGCGAGCTGGTACGTGAATGTATCGATCTGTGGCCCTGCTGGGCCGCTAAACTTGCTAGCTGTAGTGGTTGCCTCATGCACCATGCCTGCAGCATCACGGATGCTTGGGGTGAAGCTCTCAACAGAGCAGTCGTCACGCTTCTTGATTCGCGCAACAGTAACGGTAATCGGCTTACCAGCCTCGGCCACAATCTTGAAATTCTCTGGCGACCACTCAATGATCGCTCGGTCAAACCAGCCAAATTTATCGGCCAGGGTGTAGCTGCCGCCCAAAGCAGCAACGCTTGCGGCAACTGCACCGATGGCTTTGGTGAGGTCAATCATCAGACCCCCAACATCTTTTTCAGTAACTCAGCAGCAAAGCCTGGGCCGAGCAGCGTCACGGCAATCAGTGCATAGAGGATGTACTCGATGCGGGTCATGCGCTTACTGCCCGACTCAAACGACTTTTGGATGGCCTCATACCGCAGCGCACAAATTTCTTCGTGTGTCTGAAGTCGTGCGTCAGTTGCATCGACCTGCGACATTACATGCCCTCGCCCTGGACGATATAGACGGTGGATGCGCCAGCAGGGGCCAAGCCGCTGAAGAACGATTCACGCCCAAAGCGCAGCACTTCAACGGCACCAGGCACTAGCACGATGGCAGCCGAGGGTGTGCCAGCGACCGGGGCCACAGCGTTGGCCGTGGCGATTGCAGCAGTTGGGCCTACACCCAGAAACACCGTGTTGGCGCTGCTGTTGATGATGCGGTACTGGCCCGTGCTCTGAGCATCAAAGCGTGCGTCAACGAGCGCCTGGACGCCCGTGGAGGCCATAGCAGCAGCAGGGATGACAACGGTATTGCCAAGTGGGGCAAATGCGATTTGACTATTTTGTGCCATGTCAGACTCCTTGTGCTGCTTTGTAGGCTGCAATTACTTTAATCAAGTCAATAGCAGTGGTTTTTCGTACAAACATTTTATCTCCAATTAAGATCAACAAAAAATAATCAAACAGGATCAAGCGCAACAAACGGATTGCCCGTTGTTGAACTTAGTTCAAATGACCCCATTGCTTGCGCTCCATTATAATTTGTAGCTGACACTGCAATAAAAGCGCCAGCAGACGTGCCATTTACCAATGAAACAGTAAGCACAGATGCCGTGTTCTGTGTTCTTTCAGCCACCATGTTAGCAACTGCTGTTTGCAACGTCCAAGTACCATTTCCGTCCAAAAACGCTGTAAAAGATTTAATGCCGTATGTTTCACTTTTGACTGCTGGATCAGTTTCGCTCTGATCGCTAGTCAAATAGTATTTCAATGTAAACATCATGCTGTTACCGCTAATTGGGTACAGCCTAAAAATATTTTGCAATGAAGTTAAACTTCCAGACTTTGAATTGCTTTCCGTTTGCGTGGTGCGTCCAGTTACATAACCCGCCGTGTTAATTTGCGTTTCAACAAATCGTTTTGAAACGTTGTACGCCTGCAAAGTAGACGTAGGGTTTGAAGCAATGTTAGAGTAAAGATAGGTGTGCTGGTCGGTATTGTTTGTGCCTGATGTATAAGATACAGCTTGGCAGTTGTTAAACAATACTCGACCTACAGAACCGTTATCGGTGTAGATATTATGTTCAGTAGATACAGAACTAAAAACGGCAACACCAAGCGCAGACATTGCAAACGACATAGGGTTATTGTTTCCTAGCGCAACATATGGCCCAATTTCATATCCCGTCATTAAGTCTGGAGTTCCTGATGTAGAAAACGCTCCAGCCTCCCAATTAACATGGCTGGCAGATGTGCCAGTATTGTCTGAAAAACCAGTCAGCGCAAGGCCATACAAACGATGCCCTCGGCCAGTTGTGTCAGCCGTTCCACCACCGTCTGAAAATTTTGCAAACCCAAGGCTGTTACCCCAAGGAGATGCAGACGGGTTTTTCCAGTTTACGTTAATACGGATGTCGCTGTGAGTAGCTGCCGTGGAGTCACCCCATTCAATTGACAATCTGGGCGCAGCAGGCTGGTTGTTGGTGCTGTCTACATCTGTCCAGTCAACATCAACATTCTGGCATCCATAACCATTAAATGCTTTAATGAGAGCAGTGCCTTGAGCGTTTTTCGTATACAGCCTAAACTTGTTATGCTGCACACCATAGATAAAAAATGATCTATTAGAATTTTCACCTTCAAGAATCAAATCAACATTGTTGCCTGAAAACGTGCCTACATAGGGGTAAAAAACACCATACGATTTAATCGTACCCGTGATGCCAGAGAATTCATACGATGCTGGATCGGTGTTAAGTTTGAAAGCATTGATTCCTTCTTGACCGCCAATTAAATTTAAGTTGACATTTAGTTGGCTACCGCCCTGCGTCAATCGCACAACTTTTAGTCCGCGCAAATTTAATGTTGTTGGCGATAAAGTAACAGACTGCTGAGACACCACGTTTGCAGACAAATCAATTTTGCTGCAAGTTACAAAATTAAAAAGAATAGATGCTTGTGTTCCTGTGTACGTGGTGGTGTCCGTGATCTTGCACATTGAAAAATCAATGTTGATGTTGTTGCAAGAGGTAAGGGTTATCAGTGTGCCGCTGATTGGCGCAGCAATCGCATAGTTTTTGCCTTGACCGCCAGTTATTTGACCGCCACCCAACGCTTGCAAAGCAGCAAAAGCAGCTACAAACGCTGCCGTATCGTCTGTAACCCCATTGCCAACAGCGCCATAATCGGCAACATTAATTGGGGCTGCCTCAATCATTGAGTAAGAAACTTTAGTCAAAGACATGATTTTCCTTTTTATTTAATTAAGCTGCTGGATATGTACCAGCAATAATTAAACTTCCCGCTGAGTCATACGGTATCTGAACATTTGCGCCGCCACCGCTAGGCACTTGATAAAAATAAAGTTTAGTAGCGTTGTTGAATAAAAGGGCAAGCGGGGCTGTGTTTGCGGTTAGAGTAATATCATTTATGTAACCGATGGAAATAGCGGGGTATGTACTATTGTTAGCATTAGTAAATGGAAGCCCACCAATCTCTAAATTACCTGTCCCGGTGCCTGAACTCCAACTTATATAAATTTGAAAACTAACCAATCTGCCAACTTTTGTGTACGAGCCATTTGCCGCGCCGTATGTAGCTGTTCCCGCTGTTGCATCGCCGAGCACGATTGGAGTAAAAGTCCCTTCCTCATAGTCAGCCAGCAACTCGCTTGTGCCTGCGCCCGGTGTGGCAGAAAAGTCGATGCCTTGACCACTGGCAACAATCAGGTTGCCGGTAGACAGTGTGACGTTTCCCGACAGCGTAGGCGCAGCAGATAAAACAACATTACCTGTGCCTGTGCTGGTCGTAACGCCCGTACCGCCATTGACTACTGGCAAGACGCCTGTGATCTGGCTGACGTTGACGTTGCTTGATGTTGCTTTTAACATGGCGAGTCCTTATCCGAAAACGAATTCAATGATAGATGTGAATGGTGGCGCTTGCGAAAACGTAACATTCCCCGCAGCAAATGTGTAGGTGTTTTGATTTTGATACACACCATTAATGTAGATGGCACCTGGGCCAAAAGGCACAGGGAAAATTGTCTGCGTTCCAGTGCCCGTAGCGTTTTCCACTACAGACCCACCAGCCCCAGCGTTGCCGTTCAGCGAGGTGTAGACCAGGCTGCCCTTGCTGTCCAGCACCTGGATGCTGTAGTCACTGCCAGCGTAGAAGCGTGATGGTGTGCCCTGGTAGACCGGGTAGCCGTT